ATTAATTGCCTCTGCCACCAGGGTGTGGCTACATAATTTGTATCATTCGCATCCTCAACGTTCAAGTCAATGTACTTATCATTGACGACTGAGACTCTATAACCAGAGCCCCAAACCTCTTTACTAACTTTATGATAAACACTATCTGTTGGCGAGCCATTTAGTTTATCAACAAGTGACAAGCTCACTTCATCATATTGCTCTATGTCTGCTAATGCTTTATAGTATTCATCCAAATCAGCCAAAGTAATCGAAAATTTATCTAGCATCAAATCCTCAAATTGATCTTCGACGTCTATTACGCGGTTGTCTGTCCTATCATTATATTCTTTAAATTCAAAATTATGCAATTCTTTTGACTTATCATAACTGGTTGCTCGCTTAATTGCATCTGAATATGCTTTAAAGAATTTAACATCGCCGCTAGATGCATCTATACCTAGTGCATCTGCAATACAAAGTTCAGAATTTTTTGTATGAAATTTTGATAGCGTGGAAGCTTGATTTGATAGTGTCCAAGGGGTAAGCTGAACAAATCTTTGCGGTTTTCTAATCAACTTAATTCTGCCATCATAAGACCTTAGAAAATACATAGATAAATATTCAGCCCCATTTATGTCTGCATAACGCTCAAATATTTTTGCGATTTGCCCTAAACCATGAACTATTTTTTCTGGTTTTTGCGTTTTGTCATCGTCCATATTAACACTCCAAACACCATCTGAAGCTGTGTATACATATTTATATGCCGTTTTTATGAACTCATCGACTTCTTTTGGTGGTAATATCATGATGGTATCGTCTCCTGCAGCTTCAACACAAAGTTCTTCCCAGTTCCTACCCATCTTATGATAAATAAACCTTAAATACATTAATGATCTTGTAGTATTACCTTGGGAAGTGTTCATCCTGCCAGTCATCTGCGTCCCTTCCACTTCATAATTAAATGCGTCTGAAACAACTTCGAATAGCATTTGATCCGTTACTTTTCTCAAGTCTTGTGGATCACAATAATCAGCAATTTCAGGATGATTATCTATAAAAGCGTCATATATAGCTTTGTCAACACACGATAATAGTTCTTTATGCTGTGTTGAGTCAAAAGCTGAACCATCAACACAAACGACTTCATAATCTAAGAAATTTCCGATCCATCTCTCAATTTTCTCACATCGTTGTTCTGAATTAAGACCTGATCCGTATCCAGAATCTATTTTCTTCTGAATTTTCGAAATGTGGGAAATAAGGGGTCCCATCAGCACTTTAACTGATGCATCTGAAGCACTAACATTCCTTGATTTGACTTTAAATTTTGAATAATTAATGAATATCTTCTCATCTATCTTATTATGCATCTTAACTTTAAGATCTAGTCGTCCGTCTTTATATTTTTCATAACCTTCGAGGAATTCTCGGCGCTTGGCCGGCTCCAAACCTTCTATGTAAGAATCAAAATCGATTTCATCTTCATCATTGTCTATCAATTTTGGTATATATTCAGTTCGAACAAATTCAGCAAAATCTTTAACAATGTCAGTTTCAGGCGCTGCCAAACATGAAATCTGTCTGTAAACTGCTTCAGCTTGACATCTCGCACACTTGTGTATCTTAAATGGATAGTTTTGCTTAACCACATTCCCATTTAAAATAAATCCTTTCTGTACCATTCTCTCAGTATGCTTACCCTCACATGTTATCGAATTGTGCTCTTGCATTTCTTTCGGAATTCTTGAAACTGTATATTTATCTCGAGGTCTCTTATTCTTCTTATCATTCTTTGTTAGTAAAAAAATAGTTGCAATAGTTGTTAACATCGGGCTAATGTCGTTAGGTGTACACGACCCATAAAGTATATGTGGTTCATTTGCATAAACAGGTTGTATATTTAAAACAATAAAAAGATAAAAGAAGAAGAATTTATAATTGATAACACTGAACATCTTCATAGTCACAACGAACATAAAAATGGTTATATGATATTGCCAATACAAACTAACTGAGAAACAAGCAAAAACCATAAGCGGTATTGATGACAAAATCAATAGAGACACCAATATTGTCTTAATTATATAAATTTTAAATAATGATCTAATTCGACTCGTCAAGCCTTGGCCTCTATACATTGCAACCAGATCCGTTTTGACCATGGCCAATGTCTCTTGAATGCTGACATTTGAAAGTATATATGTGCTAATTTTCTTAATTGCTGATTCGGAGGACAACAATGTTGTGCAATAGATCGATATTATATGGATCAACATCACAGGAGCATCACACATAAAATATTTGGTGATATTAACAATATAATAAATAAAATATAAGAGTAATCGTTGAATGCATTTAACCTTGGATATTACCAGCCACTCATTGGTTGTTGCAATCATCTCTTCCGTTGTTGAATCAATTTTATCAGCTATGGCTTCTGTAGCTCTTACTGAAACCTCTTCATAGGTATCTTTAACCACACTCATAACTTCTTTTGTTTTATTGATAATATCGTTCCGGTTATCATACATGAACTTTGCGCCGTCAACGAATTTGTCCACACTGGATGAATACGATTGCATGTCAGCTTCATTCGCAATTTTATAGAGAGGTTTTGATAATTCATTTGCGACAGTTAACCTCGTCAATGCTACAATTTTAGTTGCTAATAAGACAAATAAAGTAGCTTGCTGATAAGTGCAATCCGGTTTTTCTTTTAGCAATGCTTGAATCATAGCCATCGTAGAATTTGTCTTGATAGTGCTTCTTATCCCTGTAATAAGTTTATTTAATTCGGTCATTGTTATGCTTGTTCTACTAGTTACATAATCGTATGATAATTGTCCGGGTATCGCCATATAATTATCACTTTCATGGTAGGTGACTAATTTCTGATCACATTGTATGATTCCTTCATTAGGTAACATTTTCAAAATATTATTTCTTCCCGATCTCACTGAATCTCTTTCTGAATACCAATTCTGTAAAGTTGATAACCAATCGGTGCCTGTTATATCGTATTGCTGATTCACTTTGCTAATTATTGCATTTCTAGCTTTCTCTTTCTCTGCAGCCTCCATTTCTGCTTTTACATCATAGTAATTTTGATTCGCTGGCTCGGCGACATATTTGCGGATTGTGTATATACCATAAGAATAGTTTTCGTCTACTTCTATCAATTCCAAACACCTTAAGAAAGTCTTATTTTCTTTGTTAATATATTTTGACGATCGTTCCTGGCCTCTATATATGTACTGATCTCCAAATCTCGCATGATGATGCACATAAGCTGAGTCATTACCTCTAACCAACATTTTTACATCTGTCTCGGTTGTTGATAGTATAGCTTCGCCGTTCATAATTGTAGCACAGACATTGGGTTTAAAAACTCCTATTGTCATATAAGCTTCTGTTGTTGAATTGAGACCCATCATTTCCGATATGAATGCCTCAACACCTTCGTAATAATAACTATCTACTGCTGTTATAATGGTTTGCTTATTCGGATATATTCTTTGTTTAACATGACCGCACAATTCAGATGAAGCACCACAATAACAATAATCAACTCCTAGTATCATCTTAGATGATCTAGCATATTTCTTTTGCCTATCAATATCAGTTTGATTAATTTTCTTATTTACGACGAACCCATCAATTCCTTTCATTTCATTTCTCGATAGATTATCTCCTATTCCAAATCTAAAAAACGATCTGAAGGTAGCATAAATAAGTTCGAGCATCAGCGTTTCCATTATATCACGTAGCTTCTGGCCTATTGGGTGAGGATGTGAGCTCGGCACATCGGTGTTCGTTGTGAATTTTGTTCCTGGTAATGCCTTCTTAATAATATCTTTGTCATCGAAATTGAGGGTGTATTTCTCTATCGCGCCATTCTTAAAATTCGAATTCATTTTTGCGCACTCCTTAAACGGGGCCGATAAACTATCAGGAACATACATAAGTATAACGTTCTTATCAGAATTACGAGTTGACTTAATTCGATACATTGTACATTCAGGATTTGGACATTGATTTGGAAATTGTCCATGCGGTATTTTTTTTAAAACTGTCTCGTGTTTATGAGTGTACATACATTCGCAATAATCACAGATGTGTATATGTGAATCAGTTGGTAAATTGCCCATCGAAAAGATTCTATAACCATCTTTTGATAAAATTTGAGAGTATTTATTTTGATCGATAAAGAAGGTCGCTGCCCTCTTATCAATCTTGAAACACATAGTTGTCAAGGGACTATCAACTTGAACTATAAGTGTATCAAAGAGGTCTAATTCTAGATACACAGCGCTGTTGTGCGCTACCACATTAGGGATTTTTCTCGCTTGTTCGAGTGTGAGCTCTACTTCACCCCAAACAAGGTCTGAATTATTAAAATTGACTAAACTGTCATATTTCAA